TTTCAAGGAACAAAAAGCAGGGGGAGGTTTCCCTCCCCCCTACACATTAGGTCAAGCGGAAGTCAACAACCAAGTCGGGGTAAGCGATTTGGACACCTGCTTTGAAGGCTGCTTGGAAGCGGACTTCATCGTTGTCTTTGCTGAACCAAATTGAGAACTGCTCCTCGTCGCTCAAAAGGTCGGTTCCGTAGAAGAAGTTACCGAGGTAAGACGAAACGATGCGGTTTGTTCCAGTCAAGCCGGGGACTGCAATGACACGGACGTTTGTGCCGGGATACATGATGTCCCCGTCAGCAAGGCCAGCCAAGTCAACTTGGTTGTACAGGACGTTAGCGGTTGATTTGAACGCACCAAGCAAGGTACGGAAGTTGTCCCAACCGCAGAAGATTACGAGGTCATTTTTGGTCAAGATGGCCTGTGGGATTTGGTTGTAAATGCCGTCGAAGATGGCGATTGCGTTGCCTGTGGTGATACCAACGGAGGCAGAAACCGCACCTGTGTTACCGCTAATGGTTGAACCTGAAGCAGCGTTCAACAACTGGTTGACACCGCTGAAATAGGTGTTGCCTTTCCAAATTGCGTTTTCCAAAGCCTCAGCGATGCGGAGAGCCTTCTGCTCCGAGAAAGCCTGCTCGAAGGGAACACCATCGTAGGTAGAGCCAGCGGTCAACTGGGTCTGCATCCAGTATTGTTCCAAGGAACGAGGGCAAAGGGTTTCTTGAACCTTCATACGGCCAACGGTGATGTTACGCTGACTGAATGTAGTTGTACCTGAACTTGCGTAACCGCAAACATCTCCGCCTTGAATCAAGGCATCGGTGTCCATGAGGTTAAGGGCAGCAGCGAACTTGATGCCCACCTGCTTGGTGAACAGGGCTGCTGAACGGGCGGAGAATACCGCTTTGGTGATGAGAGGAAGCCTCTCTTGGTCGGTGTAGGCGTTTAGATTGCCAAAATTGTATGCCATGGTTAGTGGGGGTTTAGGGGGTTAGTTTTTGGATTTGAGTGATTGTAGTGCTTGGGCGAGTGCATTGAAGTTCTGCGAGGCTTGGGCCTTACGCTGCTCAACGATTGCGGAACCGCTTGCTTTGGGGGCTTCGGTTGGAAGTTCGGAAACCTTCTCGACGATATCGGCCATGGTTTCAACCTGCGATGCGAATGCAGACATCTTCTCCTTCATCTTGCCCATTTCAGCGTATGCTGCTTTGAGTTCGTCCATGATGGCTCCGAGGTGCTTGGCAACGATGGCCTCAACAACTTCGGGGGTCATGGCAGGATAGGCTTCCTTGATTTCTTCAGTAACCTCAACGGCCACTTCGGGGGTGATTTCAGCAGCAACGGGCAAGGCTTCGATTTCGGGGGTTGCTACTTCGGCAGCGATGACCTCAACGATTTTGCCTCCTTCGGTCTTGATAGTTCCGACTCCTTCAACAACGTGTTCGCCATCGGGGGCAGGGAGAGTGCCGTCCTCGGCAACGACGTAAACGGCAGTCCCGGCAACGAGGTCCCCGTCAACACGGACAACCGTGCCATCGGTCAACTTGTAGTCAGCAAAGGACTGCTTTTGGGTGCTGAATTTGCGGAGTTCAGTCCGCAGGGATTCGATTGCGTTTTTGAGATTCATAGTTAGTGGGATTTGTAGGTGGGGGTTAATTGTTGCAAAAAAGAGGTAAGTTCATCGGCAAGGCCAGCGAGTGCGACCTCCAGTTCGGATTCGGTCTTGTCCATTCCAAAAAGCCCCTCAACGGAGAAACCCCTGAACAGGTTGCGGTTGTCCCACACCTCGTCGTTCTCGACTTTGAAGGAACCGAACCAAGAGCCATCAGGAGTGTCCTCGTAACCCTTGGGAGGCATGATGCCACGCTCGGAGTCGGTGATGTAACTCTCGAACATGAACACGCCATCAAGTTCTGCGTTGTGGTAAGCGTTGACGTTGTGCTGGTTGCCTTGCTTGAAGTACTTCTGCACGATTTTGCGGATGGTCGCTTTGTCAAATACGACGTAGTATTCGCCATAGGTTTCGTCCTTCCTGAAGATGGGCGTGTCTGCAAGCATGAGAGGCCCAGTCAGGACCCTGCGTTCGCCTGTTTCGGAGAATCGTTGTGGTGTCTTTGCGAAGGCTTGGAATGGCCGTTCGATGGCGGGCATATCGGTCAGGGCCACGAATTGGACCCCTTCATCCACCTCGTCCACGGTCATCCTGTAAATGGGTAGTTCCATGCAGGTAAATGTGGTTAGGCCCCCAAAGTTGCAAATTCCTCCAACCTCCGAACCCTGCGAGTGCTTTGGGTGATGTCCCGTTCCACCACATAGGCTCTCATTGGTGATGAGCCTTGGCCTTGGCCTGCCGAGAGTTCGCCCGTACCGAGGTTGGTCGTTTGTGGGTTCGCAAAGATGGGCGGTGGTGCTGCGCTTGCTCCCGCACCCGTTACGTCTGCACCGGGAGAGCCTGCACCTGCACCGCCTTGGAATTGTTGGGCCTTAATCTTGGCGACGTTTGCAAGACCAGCAGCAAGGGCAAGACCCGCCTCTACAAACCTTTGTCCGGGGAATATCAACTTTGTTGAATCCGTAGAGAGCGCAGATGTTACGGCTAAATAGGTGTTAACGATGGCTTGGGCAATAGCAGCAGCCTTTGAAACATTGAAAGCCCGCTTTTGTGCTGCCTCGCTCTTTCCAGCCGATGCGATGATGATGTCGTTGATTACCCCAAAAGACTGACCGACGTATTTCTCACGCAATCCGGCAAGGTCTTGCTCACGCTGGGCTTGACCCATCTTGGATTTTGCGTCAGCCGTGTCCACCTGCATCCGCCTTTGTGCTTCGGCTTGCATGGCTTTGATTTGCAGTTGCTCCTGCTCGCTTAACCTATCCAACTCCATTTCGTAGAGTTGCAGGTTCAGGTCCTCTACGAACTTGATGATGGCGTTGTTCTCCTCTCTTAACCGCTCCAAACGCTTTTGGGTGGCCTCTGCTTCCTTGCGTTGGCGTTCTTTGACCTGTGCCTCCCTCTTTTGGTCTGCTGCGATTTGAGCGTTCGTGTGGGCTTCGTATGCATCCCGGTAATTGGAGAGGGCTGCTTCTTCACGCAACAAGGCCTGCTCCCTCGCCTTGGCTGCGATGGCTGGGTCGGGTAGGTTCAGGAACCTTCGGACCGCTGCGGTGAGTTCGTCCCACTTGGCTATCAATAGCCCTACGGCTGCGATGGCTGCACCGATACCCGTTGCAAGGAGGGCGATTCTAAACGCCTTCATAGCCCCGGTACTTGCCCCGACTGCGGTTGCGTAGAGGGCCTGTGCTGCTGCCTGCCCTTGGGTTATCAGGATGCTATCCTTGTTGAGCAGGTTGGCGACCTGCTGCACTCCAGTAGCGAGAGCCATGGCCCCTTGGACCTTGAGCAACGATTTCTGCAAGTCCTCGTTCTCAGAGCCAAACAACGCTGCTGCACCTTGGGCGATTTGGAACCCTGCCGTTATCCCCTGAACCGCTGAAACAACGGTGTCAATCCTTACGGTGTCGCTTGCAAGGGTCTTGATTCGCTGCGAGGTGTCCCCGATCTGGTCTTTGAGTTTCCCCGCCTCGGCCTCCATTTGCTTGAAAGCCTTCGTGCCTTCTTGCCCAGCCAAAGACATATCAATGAGCGTCTTTTGGAGTTCACGCAGACGCTGCTTCGCACTCGTCGTGCCTTGTGCGGTTGAGTCCTTGATTCCTACTTCGAGGACGATTTCTTTAGTTACTGCCATTATCCGGGGGTTGGTAATTCAGGGTTGATGGGTGGTTCGTAGTCAGGATCCGCTGGGTCAGGGTCGATAGGTCCGTTGGGTAATCCAGCAGGGTCGCTCGATATAGGAACACTCGTTACAGGCACGAACTCTGCAAGGTTGAGAATCCTTCGGAGCGTTACCCGGCAAGGCTTTGCTTCGCCTACGGTATAGTCCCGAATCTCCAGCAAACGCCAGCGGATGCCGTTGTAATAAATCGGCTTTCGGAAGTCGAGTTGGTAGATGTCCACGCAGTTCAAGACCACCGTCAACTCCAACTGCAACGCCTCCTTGGAGGTCGTTTCGGTGATGTAGTTGAGCCAATACTTGTTGTAGAGGTTGTTGTTCGTGTAGGTGATTGGCGTACCGCTTGCGTTGACCGCATTGTAGAAGACCTGCCTCGGAATACCAAAGGCAAGGTCCTCGGTGGGTGCATAGGGGTTGTCGATGTGGCTCACGAATGGAACGTTGGCGACGTATTCACCCGTAGCAAACGAACCGCTCACGCCTGTTTGATAAAACCAAGACGTTGTGCCTTGAGCAATGGAGTTGTACTGCGCTAATCGGTAGCCCGTGTTCAACTGCTTGACCGTGCCACTTGCCGTGCTGCCTTCCAAGTCCCAAGCCCTACCGATGACCTTATCGGTCGTGAACGAACCCGGTATCAGCGTCCCGGCCATGGTTTCGCAGACAAACTCGGATTTGCCGTAGAAGTTTTGCGTCAAGAACTGACGGCCTCCGTAGCCTTCCTTGGCGAGCGGATTGCTTGACTTGTAGGTCTTGGACAGGTAATCGCCCATGTCCTTGTATTTAAACACAAGCGACTTGTATTGGTTCGGGTCGCCATTGGTCAACAACTGCTCTTGATTCTCGTCAACCTTCTGCGTCCAGTCAACCACACCGCTGGAGTAGAAGTCCTTGAACGGCTCAATGTATAAGAGTTTTGGATCCTGTGCATCGGGCATGAAGTAAAGGTTGAACATCTTTTGAAGGTCAACGAGCAGGTCGCTCTGCTTCACGTCAGCAGGCAGGGCGGTCCGCATATCAACGACTCCGATGCTTGCTGGATTATCAATGCAAGTCCATAAGACTGTGGCTCCTGATAAGATTGTGCCAGCACCTCCAAGGGCAGGTGCAGTAAAGACAAAACCTATGTTTGAAGTCGTATTTGCAGGAATAGTGACATCCTCAAAGACCACTGTCATCTTTTGATTATTGCGAACTGTTATGTCGGTAATGACCGCATTATCGGTTGAATCGGTCAGGTTCCTGACACTCATATTTGCTCGGACGCTTGGAACTGTTGGCGATACGGTTTGAACCGTAAACTCAACGCTTACATTCCAACGGGTCGGAACATTCGGAGCGACGAAAGTGCTGGACGATGCGACCCAGTATCCTGCATTGTCAAAGTAAGGAGCAGGAGTGTCTTTTGAAAATAATACGGTGAAATCCACGTTGTTCGCACCACTCACATTTCCAGTTGACTGCGCAAAGATGTTCGACCCGGAAAGGGTAACGGGTATCGTCCCAGCAGAGTAGGGGATGACCAGTTTCTTGAATAGGGTCGAGTTAAAGAAGTTGGATGCGTACCGATAGCCTGCCTGTGCGAAGATTAGATCCACCATCTTCTTGACGTAAATGGACGGCCCCATCTTCCAGTAAGGGATAGCAAACCACCCTTGTGTAATTACATCCGTGGCTCCGTAGGAATCCACCAAGCCGTAAACGTAACCACTCGCACCTAATGCCGTCCAAGTCGCAGAAACATGGGCCGAGGTCAGCGTGTGATTCATCCCGGTAACGCCAGCCGTGTTGACGAGCAGGTTGTTTTGGATATCTTGGAATAGGCTCACGTCCTCGCTGAACAGGCCGACCTCGTAGGTTACTTCGCCCTTGGTCTTGCTCATGGACAGCAACTGCATCGCACCGCTGAACACCTGCACCCCATCCTCCCACATGGCTGCACGAATCTTCTTGTTGGGTTGGAATCCACCAACGAATGACTGCACGTTGTAGGCAAACTTGAACAGGCTTGCGTTGGTTGTCGTATTAGGCAACTCAATCGTTTTGGAGAACGACCCCCTACGCTTGGTGATGTCGTTTATGTCGTCAATGCTGAACGTGATGGCTATGTCCGTGCCGCCCATGGTGTCCAGCACATAAGCCAGTTCGGGTTGGTCGTAAAGAGTCGCAAAGGTTGAGAACAGGCAGCCAAAGCAAGCGTCCTCTCGGCTCGTAGCACCATCGGCATCGGCTCGCTCGTTGAACGCATTCCAAGCCTGCAAGTCGGTGGTGTAGTCAGCGGTCGGGTAGGCAATCAGCGTAACGCTCATAGGATGTTGTTCTTGTAAGCGACGGCAACCTCGACCTGCAACTGCGTGAGGCGGTCGTTCCTGCGAGTCGTGAATTGGTAGGTGTTGGCGTTCACAATTGCTTCCACCAACTGCCCATCCAGTTCAATCCATACTTGCCCGGAACGGACCATCTCAATAAGCCAAGCGGATTCTGCATCCGTAAGCCAATCGGAGTTGAGTGCGTAAACGTAGTCGAACTCCCCTGCCCACACTTTGTCGTAGGTCGTGGTTGCGTAAACGTCCGAGTTGTAGCCGAACGTCTGCCTGCTTATATTGGCCCTCTTGCGGTTCTTTAGCGTGAAGGTGTAGGAATCAATGCCCCCGTACTTGTTTTGGAAGTGAACTGGGATGGAGTTGAACCGCTCGCAGGGGCCAAGCGTGTACCTGTATGATTTTGTCGTATTGCCTCCGCTATCTAAGAAGGCAATAGTATAGTAGGCTCCCTCTCCCGTTGGGAAACTCACCGACCCTGCCTGACTATCGGAGCATTGACCCGAAGTCAAGGATTTAAGGTTCATCGGTCCAGCACCAAAGCGGTTGATGGTCTGGGATGCGATTCCGCTTGGAACTGCGACCTCAAAGGACCTCTGCGAAACCCCTGCCGAGTTGAAGTATTGAACGGCCGCTGCCGTGTAAACGCTTCCCGACTGACCTACTGCGAGCCATCCGTAGCCGTTTGAGTAAACGATTCGGTTTGCAACGGAGGTAAGGGCTTCGCTTACTT